GCGGGGGCCGCGGTGGTGCCGATGGATGGCGGCGCGGCGTTCAAGGCGGCGCTGTTGGGGGCGCTGTCGTCGTGGCCGGCGAGCGTCGCGGCGACGAAGACGCGGGCGGTCTAGGGACACCGCGCGACGTGCGCCTCGCAGCCGTTCGCTGCGAGTCCGTCGCAGTCCGCCCACCCGTCGACGCACGCGTACGAGCACCGTAGATCAGCGCACCGCGCGGTGGCGTTCGGGCGAGCGGCGCACGTCATCCCGCACACGCCGCATGACCCCGGCGCGGAGAAGTCCGTCTCGCAGCCGTCGCCGGGGTCGTGGTTGCAGTCGGCGTATCCCGCGAGGCACGTCACGACCTCGCAGCGGGAGGCCGCGCATCGGGCTGTCGCCGTCGCCGTGAGAAGGCAGGCGTGACGGCACGCGGCGCAGTGGTTCGTGTTCGTGCGCGTGTCCACCTCGCAGCCGTTCGCCGGGTTGCCGTCGCAGTCGGCGAAGCCCGGCGGGCATGAGCCGTCCGCGGCATCGGCGGCATCGGTGACATCGGGGGTGTCCGAGGCATCGGCCGCCGCGTCCACGGCGTCGCCCGTCGCCGCTACGTCCGCCGTCGCCGCGTCGTGAGCATCCGCCGGCGCATCCGCCACCACGTCCGCGTCGGCCGTGACGGCGTCGGGCGCGGTGGACGCATCGGGGCAGTCGCACGCACCGTAGCCCGACCCGTCGGCCGCGCACCGCTGCGCGCCCACGGCACCCCCAGGACACGCGCACGCCGTCTGCACGCCAGCGGTGCACGTGGTGATCGGGATCGGGTCGCCGGCGCACCCGAGGGCACAGGCGAGGGCACAGAGCGCGAGGAATCGATGCATCGGCGCGAGGGTACGTCAGCACGGGGGGAGACCTGCAAGCTCCGCGTCGACGGTCACCGTGCCACCAAAGCCTAGCCCGCGCGCATCCGCGCCGCGCACGCTGGCGCGGTGCGCGATCTGGCCCTCGACCCCGTGACCGGCGACCTGGTGCTGACCGCGGGCCGTTTGCGCCTCACGGAGCCCGGCCCCGAGTCCGTGGCGCAGCGCCTTCGCCTGCGCCTCAAGCTCTGGCGCGGCGAGTGGTTTGCCGATCAGACCGTCGGCATCCCCTACCTCACGCAGGTGTTCGGCAAGGTCCCGCAGTCGCAGGTCGAGGCTCTCCTGCGCGCGGCAATCCTCTCGTGCCCGGGAGTCGCGACGCTCCTCTCCTTCGTGCTCACGGTGTCCCCCGAACGGGTGGCCTCGCTCACGTTCTCGGTGCGCGCGGTCGACGGCGGCGTGGTCGACATCAACGATTTCTCCGTGGGGGCCGCCGCGTGAGCGACGGGCTGCACAGCACGGGTTTCACGATCCCGACCGCCGCCGGCATCGAAGGCGACATCGTCGCGGACCAGCGCGCGCTCATCGGCGCCGATGTCGAGACGGGCGCTGAGTCGATCATCGGACAGCTCAACGGGATCGTGTCGGAGCGGCTCCGCCAGACGTGGGAGGCGATCGCGGCGGTGTACGCCTCGATGGACCCCGATCAGGCGAGCGGCGCTGCGCTCGACGCGCGCGCGCGGCTCACGGGCGCCACGCGTCGCGCGGCCACCTACGGCACCGTCACGCTGTCGCTCACGCTCGCGGCGGGCGTGACCGTCGACGCTGGCAAGCAGGCGCAGGTGCCGGGGTCGACCACATCCGTGTGGACACTCCTCGAGGCCGCGACCAACTCTGGCGGCTCGCCCGCGACCGTCACCGCGCGCGCTCGATGCGCGACGGCCGGGCGCATCGTCGCCAACAGCGGGACCATCACCGGCATCGCGACACCCGTCTCCGGGTGGACGGCGGTCACGAACGCCGCCGACGCAGCCGCGGGCCTCGAGGCCGAGACCGACGCGGAGTTTCGCGTGCGTCGCGAGACGGAGTTGCAGGCCGCAGGGACATCGCCCCTCGACGCGATTCGCTCCGCGGTGTCCGCCGTCACCGGGGTCGTCAAGGTCACGGTCGACGAGAATCCCACGGACGCGGTCGGTCCCACCGGCATCCCGCCGCACTCCGTCGAGGTTGTGGTGCAGGGCGGCGCGGACGCCGACATCGCCGCGGCGATCCTCGGCGCGCGAGCTGGCGGCATCGGCACCTACGGCACGACCACCACGACGGCCCTCGACGCGGGCGGCGTGTCGCGCACGGTGCGCTTCACGCGCCCCTCCGACCGCAACGTGTACATCACCGTGGACACGCGCCGCGGCGCCTCGTACGCGGGCGACACGGCGGTGCGCGACGCGGTGCTTGCGGTGGGCGCGGCGCAGCTCATGGGCGCGGCGCTCCAGCTCTCCGACATCATCGTCGCCGTGCGGGCGCTCGCGGGCGTCACGAACTGCCGCGTGCTGATCGGCGCGACATCGATCTCGCGCGTGGCGGCAGACTTCACGGTCGGCGCGCGCGAGATCGCGAAGATGGACTCCTCGCGCATCTCCGTGGGGTCCCTCTGATGGCGGCCGTGGAACCCGACCGCGCGGAGCTCACCCACGTCACGAACCACGTGACCGCGGGGCTCGCGATGCTCACGAGTTCCGTGCGCGGGCGCACCGTGATCAACGGGCTGCTCACGTCGTGGTTGAACCGCGTGCAGGAGATCGAAGACGCGACGTGGGACGTGTTCGGCGCGTTCGACCTGTCGACCGCCGTGGGCGATCAGCTCGACAAACTCGGGCGCCTCGTGGGCCTCGCGCGCGGCTCGCTCTCGTCGGACTCGCTCTACCGCGTGGCGCTCGCCGGGTGGATCCGCGCGAACCGCTCCAACGGCAACCTCACCGACCTGCACGCCGTCGCGACGATCCTCTACGGCGACGGCGCGTACTCGCTCGACGAATACAACTTCGCGGCGATCGTCGTCGTGCCCGATGCGCCGAGTGAGATCGGCTCCGACATGGCCCTCGTGGTGATGCGTCGCGCGCGCGCCGCCGGCATCGGGATGCAGGTGATCGCGCCAGCGCCGAGCGGCACGGGCTTCCGGTTCAGCGCGAGCGCCGAGACTTCCGAGACGAGCGCGGATCACGGGTTCAGCAACACGACGCAGACGACCGGCGGACACCTCGCCGGGGTGCAGGTGTAGACGATGCCTCGACGACCAGCAGCGCGCCCCCGATGGGCATACGACGGCACAGCGGGGCAGCTCGTCGAGCCGCCAGAGGGGAAGCGCGCGCTCGGGTTCTCTTCGCAGGAGGAGCCGCCGGCGCAGTGGGTGAACTACCTCCTGCACTGGAACGGTGAGAACATCGATTGGCTCGCGGGCCCCGACCTCGGCGTGTGGACGCGAAAGACCTTCGCGAGCGTGCTCCCCGCGACGTTCACCTCGATCACGGGGATGGCCTTCGACAACGTGACCGACGACACCGCGACGCTGCGGTTCCGGTACGCGCTCGTCGGTGCGGACGGTTCCGGCCCGGTGATGCTCGTGTCGAAGCGCGGTACCACGTGGGAAGCGCGCGACAACTTCGGCGCCTCGACACCTCCGGGCACGTTGCAGGGTGTTCGGTTTGCCGCGGGGAAGTGGTTCTGTTGGTTCCTCGGCGACAGCACCGACCCGAGCACACTGCTCTCGACGGCGCCGAACGACGGGTCAACGTCCGCGATCGGATCCGACGGCACGTTGTGGGACGCGGTCTACACCACGGGCGCGAGCGGTCGTCTCTACGACCTCGCCGACGATCGCGCGGCGACGGCGATCACCACGAAGCTCGTCGCGGTCTCTGGTATCAGCGGCGGGCGCGCATACCCGGTGGTGAGCACGAACGGCGGCACGTCGTGGACGCTCAACACCACGACGGAGCTCAGCTTCGGCGGCGCGGGGAACCCCCACGCGATCGTGTACGACGGCACGAAGTGGGTCACCCTCACCGAGCACGGATGGGTATGGACTGCGACGGATCCGACGGGCGCGTGGTCGCACACGGCGACGCTCCCTGACGAGTCGTCGTGGACGTGGCGCATGGAGACCGACGGCGCGGGCACCATCGTCGCGTATCAGCGCGAGCGCAGCACCACGGTGGACATTCGTGTCTCGACCGACCACGGCGCGACGTGGACCGCGATCACCGTCCCGTCGTCGATGCTCTACATCGAGCGCATCCGATTCGCCGATGGGATCTGGATCGCGACGAGCTCTTCCGCGCCGTACCTCTGGCAGTCGAACGACCCGACGCAAGACGACAACTGGACGCGGATCCCTCTCCTCTCCGACGACGGCAACGCGTGGGCGGTCTACGACGTGATCCTCGCCGACGGTGCGTGGCTCGCTGCAGGCTACACCTACACGGTGCGCAGCGGCGCCGCGCGCGATGTGCTCGCGCCCGTCTACGGCTACGACCCCGCGCCCGGGTACCTCTCCGACGCGGGCTACCTGCGCGGCCGTCGCGTCGACGACACCGCGCCCACCGACGGCCAGGCGCTCGTGTGGTCGTCAGCGTCCTCGCGATGGGTACCGGGCACAGCGTCGGGCGGATCGACGAGCCCGACGACCACCGCCGGCGACCTGATCGTGCGCGGCGCGAGCGTCGATCAGCGACTCGCGATCGGCACGTCGGGGCAGGTGTTGATGGTGTCGGGCGGCGCGCCCGCATGGGGCGACGCTCCGTGGGTGACCGCGACCGGCACGCTCCTCACGGGGCGCGTGCTCGCGTGGGATGGCAGCGCGTGGGTGGCGACGGCGCTCTCCCCGTCGTACGTCGGCGCGGTGCCCACCGGGCGCACGCTGGCGACCCTCGACCTCTCGGTGGACCGCAGCGCCTCGGAGATCCGCACGGCGCTGTCGACGGACACGACGAGCGACCCACGCATGCCGACCGACGCGAGCGTCTCCCTCGCGAAGCTCTCGGCGCCCGTGCTCGCGGCGCTCAAGACCACCGTCACGCTCCCCTTCGCGGCGCACAACGCCAGCGCGCCGTACCCCGGCGCGGACGTGATCGGCCTGCTCTACTTCGTTCCGAGTAGGTTCGCGGTGTCGGGGCTCACCACCACGATCACCGTCGAGGCCGTGGGCTACGTCGCGTCGGGGACGCTGACGCTCGACGTGCTCGACGTGACGGCAGGTTTCGCGGGCGCGGTGTCGGCGCTCTCCAGCGCGATCACGTGGACGGAGACGTCGCCCACGCGCAAGACCGCGACGATCACCCTCCCGGGGAGCGCGAAAATCTACGCCGCCACGCTCGCGATGAGCGGCGCGGTGCAAGGCAACTGCGGGTCCCTTGTGGCCCTTGTGGATCGGAGCTGAGACCACCATGACCCTGAACGTCTACAGAGACACCGCCGCCTCGACGGGCCACGCGTCGGTCTTCGAGCTCGTCACGCGGCTCCTCGCGAACGGCTGGACCACCGTGTCGTACTCCGATGGCACCACGCGCACGGCCACAACCGCGGACTGCCCGTCCGCCGCGACGCTCAACGCATCGAGCGCCTACGTGGTGCTCACGCACACCAGCACCGGCATGAAGCTGGGGCTCCAGCGCAAGGCCGACTCGAACACCTGGACGATCCAGATCACGGAGGGCGG